CACATGTCAGAAGCCATCACCCTCCACGACCTCGTCTACGCGATCGCCCTCCTCACCGTCGCCGCCCTCGCACTGGGTCCCATCTACGGCGCGGTCTGGGAGATCTCCGCCGCACGTACCCGCCGCCGCCTCGCCGCGGAGAAGGAGCGCCAGTGAACGTCCTCACCGACCACACGATCCTCCACGGCGTCCTCGTCGCCTCCGCCGCCACCTCGATCGGTCACGCCATCTGGCGTCACGGACGCCGCCGCGGTCTCGAGGACGCCCGTCGCGCCGCAGAGGCGGAGGCCCTCGCTGCCTCCCTGCTGCGGGACCTGGGTGACCCCAAGTGAGCGCATACGACATCTACCAACAGGTGCTGGGCGGCGTCGTCGTGGCGATCCTCGGCGCCGCCCTCGTGGAGGCGCTCGTCCGCCGGACGCGGTGGATGTAGCGGGCGGGCCCCCTCTCGGAGGCTTCCTGCGGGCCTAGGAGGGCCCCCCTCAAAAGGGCCCCAAAAAGGGCCCGGGGCCCCCCGGGGTCGGCAAGCTGTGTGGAGCCTATGCCGGGGGTGCGGGCTATGTCCCTTCAAAAAAATTTCCGGAAAAATTTCTGGGTCCAAAAAGGTACCCTGCACGCCGCCTTCTCCCAAAATTTCCCGGGAAAATTTTCACAATCAAAATTACCCCTGCCTCCTACCTATGTCAGGTTTATCACTTTTGACCATCTGGAGATTTAAATGAAGCTTTCTGTTGCAATGTTACGCAAGATCATCAAAGAAGAAGTCGAGGCATCGCTCGCCGAGGCCCCCGGGTTCCTCGGACGTCTCATGGGCGGATCCAAGGCGAAGAGCGGAGCTCCCGCAGTCGACTACGCGTCGATCATCAGAGCTCTCTCAGACTCGTCTGCTAAGTCAAATCAGAAAGAATTCAACGCCGCAGTGACCCGACTACACGACGCCTTCGAGGGTTCAGTGGCGCGCGGCGCCAATCCGCAGGAAGAGGCCGAGGTGGTGGGTGCAGCCTTGAAGCGCGTCGGCCTCCCAGACGAAGAGATCGAGGAGGTGAAGGCCGACCTCCTGTATCGCGAGCGAAATCGTGCGGCGGCGGCTGAAAAGAGTCGTTTAAAGGGCGCGATGGAGTCGGCGATCAAGGGACTCGTCGCCGATCCAGAAACGAAGGCAGAGCTCATCGCTCTCCTCACAGCGAAGAGAGACGCGAAGGGCACCGCCCGCAAGGCGGCGTCTGCCGCCGTGACATCGTTCCTCGGACAGAAGCTTCCGGGCTTCAATCCGGTCGAGCTCCACGGAACGCTCAGCCGCCTCTACGGCCTCTGAGTCGCCACGCCAATCAGACGAAACGGCGCCTCCGGCGCCGTTTCTCATTTCTCCCCGTGTAAAGTGCAACCGCCGGGCTGTATCCTGGTGTCATGGACGCAATCAGCTACATCCGAACCTTCCGAGACGCCTACGAGGCACGAGACACCGTCGCGGCACGCCGCGCCGCCACACAGCTTCGCAGCGAACCGTGGCCCACCGTCGCACTCACGTGCTCGCGCCTCATGGGCCTGGGCTCCGAAGCGACCGACGAGACCCGTTGGCACGGGTCCCACCTGGGCGACGTTCTCCTGGAGGCTCACTCGAGGCAACGGTAGGTTCGCGATGGTCGTTCGTTCGGCGGCGCTCGCCGCTCTCGTCTCCTCGCTGATTGCCTGCGATCCACCTGATGGATCTCCGAGTCCCCAGCCGCCCGACGCGGGCGACGAGCGTCTCCCGTGCGGATGCTACCGGGGAGACCCGCTGTGCCCGTGCCTCTGAGGTTTTTCTCGACGTGCCCCATACATAGGGAATATTCAGGAGAATTCGCATGAAGATCAAGGTTGGAGAATTGAGGCGCGCGATCCGTGAAGTGGTGGCTGAGGCCTACGTCGACCCGAACGCCGCAGCCCTCAAGTCGCTCGCGAAGCTCGCCGTCGCCGACATGGCCGCGGGCGGGACGCCCGAGGACGTCTACGAGTGGCTCGTCGCCGAGACGGACCTGGGCGACGGACAGCACCGCGCCAACGCGGTCGTGGTGCTCATCAAGAAGTCGGACCCAGCCGCTGGGGCTGCGCTCGCCGCCGTGGCGAAGCCCCTGCCTCCGCCGCGCTACGTCGCGCCGTGGTCGGGAGCCTCGGGCCGCGTCGCCACGAAGATGTACGACTCCGACGTGTAAACCTGCGTCGCCGTTGTGTATACTGTATCACATGAACGACACAAGCACACAAATGGTACAACCGCCGCCGCACGATCTCCCTGCGCCGCCTGCTGCATACGCCGGCTGGACCGCCACAGGCCTTCTGTTGTACGTGAGTTTCATCGGCATCGCGGCGCTCGGCGCCGCACTCTGGCACGAGGTCCGGGGGCTCCGCCGCTCCGCCGACGCACTCCTCGCGAAGATCGCGGAGACTCGCGCCTCCCTTCGACCGGAGGCGCGCCGATGAGCGACTCCTACGACACCACCGACAAGTTCCGAGTCACCGTCCGGATGCGGAGCGGTGGCTCTCTCGAGCTCGGCACATTCGACTCCCTCGGCGAGGCGGTCGCCGCCGTCGACGATTTCAAGGCCGAGCGCGACGACGTCAAGTGGACGGTGAAGCAGCGCGGGATGGGCGAGGCGAAGACGTCGTTCGTCGCGGCGATGGGCCTCGACGGGATCACCGACCCGCAGATCGTCGTCACGAAGGTCGAGGCACGCGCCGCTCGACGGGGCGCGAGCAGCGAGTGGTACGCGGCCAACAAGCGAGGGCGTGAGCTGTGATCTCTGAGTCTCGTCTCAAGGCTCTCGAGGTGGCGTACAGCGACCTCGACGGCCTGAGAGACATGGGCATCGACGAGTTCGCAGACGACGTGCTGGGCCTCGTCTGGGAGATGCGGGGTCTCATGCACGAGCTCACGTTCCTCACGAACAAGATCGCAGAACTCGAGGCGCTCCTCGCGATGGCGCGCCGGTCTCCCTAGGAAAGGAAACGAATGTCACTCAACGCGTCTCGTCTCTCTAGCTCTATGCACGAAGCGATCCTCTCCACAGGTGTGAAGGATCCCGTGGGTCAACTGAAGTCTGTGTGCGACGCGATCGCCTCCGCGATCGTTCGCGAGATCACCACCTTCGCCGAGATTCCGTCCCCGCCGCCTGTGGTCGTGCCGCCCGCCACCTTCTCGCAGGGCGCGGGTCCCGCCGCTGTCCCAAATCCCCTTCCCATCCCCATTCCAAGTCAACCCATCCCACCTGGAGGCATCAAGTGATCAGATACAGCTTCTCCGACCTCAAGTTCTCTCCCCGCTCAATGGGCGGGGGTGTGGGAGCTCGACTCACGTTTCCCAACGGCTACACCGCTTCCGTCGTGAGGGGAGACAACACGTACGGCGGCCGCAGCGGCCTCTACGAGCTAGCAGTCCTCCACGATGGTAGAATTGTGTACGACACGCCCGTGACGTCAGACGTGTTGGGTCACCTCACTGAGGGCGACGTCACGGAGCGTCTCAACGAAGTGGCTGCGCTTCCCCGCCGCGGAGGACTTTCGAATTGACCCCGAGACGGTGGGCTCATCCCGTGGGAAGCGTCGTTTATGTCTTCGGACGTCACGAGTTTCTCGTCGAAGAGGTGTTCGTCTCGGGTGAGTCCACCGTGTACTTGGGGGTCCTCGAGGGACGATACAGGGCTTCTGTCGTCGGGGAGCACGTCACGCGTCGCAGGGAGACACCTGCGTGAGGCTCGAGCCCCGCTCGGGAGACCTGGTGATCTGGCATACGCCCGAGGGTGCTGCGATCGTCGGCATGATCATTGCCGAGGAGACTGGATTCGGCGGCGGATCGACGGGTTGGTTCAGGGTCCTCGCGACGCTGGGCGGCCGCACGAAGACTTACCTCACGCGCGCGGGCCAAGTGGAGATACTGACGACTTGAGTCGCGTTCCAACGTCACAGGAAATCGCGGAGTCCGGACCGCAGGTGGGAGAGCTCGTCCGCGTGGACGAGTGGGTGAGAAACATGATCGTGGACCACTTGCGTCTCACGGACTTTCCTTGTCCGTCTTACGACAGTCACACCGTTGCACGCCTCGAGCGCGACGACATCGCCGTGATACTCGACGTAGCAGTGATCGACGGCGCCGACGGCATGAGCTACGACAAGTACTACAGAATCCTCGGTCCCGGAGGTGTAGGATGGGTAGGATCCAACTACGTCGAGTCTGCTGAGAACGACGCGTAAGATGCAGGAGGTGTCGCGTGGGTCCGCTTGGGAGGACCCGCAAGCGACGCCGCTGCCATCGACGTCGTCGCTCATTTGAAAAAGCTGCTTCCTGATCGTCTGTAAATATATTTTGATTTTCGGACCCTCCGGGTCTCTAAAAAATCGCAGCAAAAACGTTGATTCTCCGATATCTATTTCGTGAGATCAATCGGCGAGAACAAGAAACCACCGAGACCCAAGCCAGGCGACCTGGTCATTGTGAACTCCGCTAACGAATTCATAAACGTCTACACGCCTACAGAAAAATTTTCATTTGCAAACGTGAGCTTCACAGCTCACAACGGCGAGATGGGCGTCGTCATCGACTACGCTTCAGATGAATCGGGATCAATATTGTTCCACTATTTGAAGATACTCTTCCAGCGCGGCGCCGTCGGAATTGCCCACGGCGGTCTCATAAAAATTCTAGAAGATATCGAGTGAAGTGATCAGTGTAAACTGATGTCTGAATTTTGTAGTGTAAATTCATGTTCATTCTAAGAAAAGGTGACAAGGTTGTGACCGTCGTCGAGGCCCGCTCTTTTTCTGATACGGGAGCAAATAAAGCGCTTTCAGCAGTCAGAATTCTTCCTGCCGGGAGCACGGGAATTGTCGTGAACGTTCTGACAGATGTCTCTGGCGATGGGCGTACTGTCGCAGCTGAATTCGACGGAGAGATTCTCTACGTTCGCGAAGATTGTCTAAAGACGATTGAAGCTGAGACCGAAGAAAGTCTTCCTAATAGTTAGACCATGATCATTCTTCTTAGTATAATGGGAGCTGCCTATGTGTTTGGAGGTCTAGTCACATGGCTGACCACTGCAGTAGAGAGTATAGGAGAGTTGGCGCCTGGATCTTACGCCGATGTCCTGAAGGACTTCTCTCAGAGGGGTAGTCTGTACGAATTCATCGTATCGCTATACGTCTTTCTTCTCTGGCCGATTCACGTGACCATCAAGCGGATGACAAAGCAATGAATGTATCCTACGAAGCGCTAAAGATAATCATGACGTCTCTTTCTCCTGAAAGAAGGGCATCGATTCAGTCCATAACTGAGGCGATGGTCAAGCTGAAGTTGAACCACGCGACTATGGATGCCATCCTCGCCTCGATCATACTCGAGGCTGCCGAGGTTCAGTTCGTTGAAGACGGTGGTGCGATTCCCCCGGTGAGAGAATCTACGCTCGATGTCCTTCGACCCATCTTTGAATCTAAAAAGGACAAGATCAAGAAGAATTGACTGTTACTACTACTGGCAGCCTGCGTCCTTCGACTCTTTTCCTTTTTTGCCATTGATTTCATAGACCTCTTTCAGGTCTCTCTTTGTGATGCACTTCGCGCCAGGCCACGATCCGTTCATGATGGACTTGTCGCCCTCTTTGTTGTCCTTCATCCCCCACATATGACCCAGCTCGTGGAGCATTGTCGTGTACATGACGTTTTCATTGCTCATTCTGTCTGCGACTATTGCGATGAATTTATAGGCACAGCCTGTGAAGGTGAACGCCATGATCTGCCGCTTCTCTGCGTCGAGTGCTTGGACTACAGGATGTGATGACGTTATCCTTATGACGTAAAAAGTGCTCCTGCAGTTTTTCGACCACGGATCTGGTACTTTTGCGTCGCCCGTGAGATCCATGTCTAGAACATTGAGTGTCGGAGAATCACCTTTCATGATGATGTCATAGTACATTCCGTCTTTCTCTTCTGGGGGCAGGATCATGATGTCGCCGCGGGTCTCAGTTATCCAGCTGATGAACGCCTTGACTAGAATCGACGACTCGACTCCGCTGAAACCCTCTGTTATTAACGCGTTCGTTGTGATGAGTTGTGTATTTTCAACGGGTTTTTGGGCCTCAGAGGCGCTTATTACGCCGATGAAGGACATTACAAAGGCGATCGTAGTAGCATATTTTCCGAACTTGCGCATCCTCAACCTCCAAGAAGTGTATCTTAATTGTAACTAAGCAATAGAGGAATAAAAAGAGAATCTTTCTAAAAACTTGCGTCGATATTTGTGTTACGGTGTAGCACCGTGTGACACTTTGTCTTGAACACTACAGCAAATCTAAAATACATTTTCAGTACCCGCTGAGAGAAATTGGAACACCATGCCAGACGAAGACTTAAAGGTTAGACTATTTGACGGTCTTTTGTGCGCCTACAACATTTCTTCCGAAACCATAAAGGCGTGGGGGGAGCCTGCGCAGCTGGACAAGACAATAGAGGAGTGCGCTGAATTGATTGTTGCACTTCAGCATTCTAGATCGCGTACTCTCGACACACGGATCGTAGCGAGTGAGATTGCTGACGTCTTAGTCATGGTCGTTTGTGCCGCGAGAATTGTAGGTGTTGATGTCGTTTCTGAAGAAATGAGTAAAAAGCTTGCTCGCCTGAAAGGACGACTTGAAGCAGTGAAGCCTCGCGTCGATTTAGAAGAGAAGTACACAAAAGCAATTCAGCACGTGAGTGAGATGGAGACAAAGTATAGAAGAGAACTTGCTGCAAACGAGGAGCTAAGACAACAGCTTAGACTTCTCCAGAGTCAGCCTGATTCAAAAGCAGGATCTTCTGATGATGCGAGAGACTCAGAGAAAAAGTCAGTAAAGAAAAAGTAAGTGATCATCATGTTTTTTAGTCTAATTTTTGGATTCGCTCTACTTGTAAAGCTTTTCTACGTGATAGTCAGTCAGATCATGCTCGATCTTGCGAGATGTTGATATTTAAATTGTGACCCTACCACTAATTCTTTTCTTCTCTGGATTTGCTGCAGGATTTTTTACACTTGCTATAGTTCTCGACTATTTTAAGTAATACACTATAGTTAGCATAGTGAGTGCAAAGTTATTCACGCGTGTGGTATGAGTGTGTCTATGGTAGCAAAGAGACTTCCACGCAACGGTTCCGACTTGGTCGAAGAGATCGAGCAAAAAATTTATATGCTTGAGTCTCTCGTTCGTGAATTAATCAATGACATTGCTAGCTCCATGCAAAGAAATTTTGAATCAAGCGGAGGCTGCACGAAGTGTCTCGGTCGTGGCTGGGTTGTAACCTGGGACACGATGGATTTTATGGACGGAAGTTGTGCAGAGTACGCTGCTTGTCCCAACGAGAACTGCACAGAAGAAACTCGCGCGGCGTCAGGCCTTCATCCACAGCACAACAGATACGATTACAACAGAGGCGTGTCAAATCCCGTGGTTGCGCATCCTGCATATCAGTGTGTTGTCAAGCAGCTCGCAGAACAGGCGCTTGATCTCCGTTCCGAGGTATACAGGCTTCAATCCGAAAACAGGGCCTTTAAGAAGGGCGACAAAGTCGTCGTTGCTAGAGGAAGAAAAGTTCCGATCGGAACTCTGGGTAGAGTCGCTTGGATTTCTCAGAATACAGGAGGAATCCTGCTCAAACCTGAAGACAAGTGGCAAGATCGCACTGCAGACGGCGTGTGGGTCAATCCTAAAAATATTGAGCGTCTCGTCGAGTAGCTCCGTGCAAACTCATCCGCATTTGAGGTATCATAAGAACATGATCAAGGTCAATCCTAAAGCACAGGTTGCAAATACGTTCTTCGATCTCTTCGGAAGCGATCATGAAGTCGAAGTTCGGGGTTCGCGTCAGCGTGCTCGTGGACTCTACCTCACGGAAATCAATGTCGACGGCAACGTCGTCGCCCGTGCGAGTCATCAAGATTGGCGAAAATCTTATAAAATGTTGAGGACAGAGGTCGAAAAATTGTACGTCGACGGCCTCGCTCTCGTGTAAAGTAAAAACTCTAAATGTTAAACTGATTTCAACAATTCAAGGAGCCTCTATCTCATGTCGAACATGTCCATCAAGACCTTTCTCTCTGTCGCTGAAGTTCTCCCGATCGAGACTTCTGTTCTACTCCGTGGTCCCCACGGCATCGGCAAGAGCCAAGTGGTTCGTCAAGTCGCAAAGTCCTTCGATCTCCCGGTAATCGATCGCCGTCTTTCGCAGATGACCGAAGGCGACATGGTCGGTCTCCCAAGCACCGACGGCGAAGTGACCCGCTTCAATCCTCCTGATTGGTACAAGCGTGCGTGCACCACGCCTGTGTGTCTCTTCCTCGATGAGCTGAACCGAGCCACCCCGGAAGTTATGCAGGCAGCCTTCCAGATCGTTCTGGATCGTGAGCTGAACGGCTGGCAGCTTCACTCGGAGACTCGAGTATTCGCAGCAGTCAATGCCTCTGCAGCCTATACCGTCAACGAGATGGATCCGGCTCTCCTCGACCGCTTCTGGACGATCGACCTCGAGCCTACCGTTGAGGACTGGCTCACCTGGGCTCGTTCGGAAGGTGCAGACGATCAGCCTCGAGTCTACAGCGTCATCACCGACTTCATTGCAGGCAACGAAAAGTGGCTCGACTCGCCCAAGGACGCGGAGCCCGGAAAGGTTTCTCCCAGCCGTCGTTCCTGGGAGCGTCTCTCTGACGCTCTCACCAAGGCAGGTATCGCTCAACTCGATGAACCTGCAAACAACACTCTTTTCTATCCAATCTGCCTCGGATACATCGGAACTGAAGCTACCATCGCTCTCAACGGATTTGCGAAGACGATCGATGCTCAGGTTTCCGGTGAGCAAATCATCAACGAATACGACAAGGTTAAGAAGAAGGTCAAGAAGCTCGGCGCTGAGAAGCAAAACATTCTCATTGACAAGGTTACTACCTATGTCACCAAGGACCTGAAGACTCTCAACGACAAGCAGGGCAAGAATCTTCAAAACTTCATGAATGATCTTAGCGAAGAACATCGGGTTTCGTGCTGGTCTAAGATGACGCAAGGCAGTGGAACTGACAATCTTGAGCTTGCTAAGTCCATTCACAAGTGGTGTGTCGAGGGAATCCTCGCTTCGTTCGGGGTTTCCGCTGACGCAGCAGTAAAGGCACTTACCGCTAGCTCGAAGAAGAAGGCAGAGAAGTGAGACATGGAGTTTAACTCCGAACTATGGAAGGAGAGAGCATGGGCCCGGTATACCCGGGCCGTCCAGTCGGGCCGCGCCCAAAAAATTGATGAAACAAATTGGGCACTTGATGTGCTTGCTATCAACGATTTAGAGCTCCTGGTCAACTGGTGCAAAAATCATAAACTAAAAGTTGTCTTTGCAAAGAAGTCTAACGGAACTTATTATCACGACGACAAGCAAATTACAATATGCTCCAACTTATCTCCCAGGAGTCAAGTCATTGTACTTCTTCACGAATGCGGTCATCACTTGATAGAAGTACAAGAGCTTCATGAGAGATTTGTCCTCGGATACTCTCAGACAGACCCAGAAATCACAAAAACTTTTGAGCATAGAATTGCTTGTCTTGAAGAAGAGTTTGAAGCATGGCATAGGGGTTGGAAGCTTGCAAGACGGTTGTGTCTTTGCGTCGATCGCGAAAGCTTCGACAAGTATCGCGTGAAGTGTCTGAGGACTTACATAAAGTGGTCGCTTAAGCCCAAAAAATTTAGTGAGGTAGACTGATGCAGAGAGACGTTGTAACAATGTTCCTCATGGAGACCGTGTTCCACGAGGCGGGCGTGGCTCCCATCAAGACGATCCACCACGATTACAGTCGGATCCTCGCCGATCTCTCACCGGAGGAGGCACGGATCGCGAAGCGCAAGTTCCGCAAGCTGTGGCGTCGAACAGCCAAGTACCTCATCGAGAAGAAGATCAACGGCAGGTACATCAAGCAGACTCTCGGCATGGGTGCCAAGAGTCCCACCCGATCCCAGAAGAACTCTCGCAAGACGATCGTTCTGGGCCACGTCCTTGACAAGGTGGTAGTTCCCATGCGAAATAAGTTGCGTAAATAAAGATTTCCGCTCCGTGGGTTTGGGCGGACTTTTAACGGAGGATCTACTGCGTACCACGCGTCGGCTCCACCACATTATGCGCAGGTGAAATCCCCTAGGATCGTGGGGTCAGTAACCTCGAGGCCGGCCGCCCTGAAATTATGGGGGTCCGGCCTCACCCTTTTGTTCTCAGAATATTCGAAAAAAAGATTCTGAGGGGTTACACGATTCTCGCAGGTGATTATCTCTGTGTAAACTGCTGAATCAAGATGTTAGGTTAGGACCATGAACGAGAACACGAAGCAATCCGCCGCTGCTATCCTTGAGGAAGTAACGAAGCAACTCGAGGATGCATTCGCGCTCCCTACGTCAGCATCCCCCACCGATGAAATTATTCCACACATGGGACTCGAAGTTGAGGTTGCAGAGGGCGATTGGATTCCATCCACACAAGTTCTGTGGCGATCCTGGACAGGTCGAAGGAAGGTCTGGGGTATTGAGTACCACGGCCCAGTTTTCAATATTGACAGGGATGATTCTTCTCTGTGGACCGGGAAAAGGGTTTGCGCCTGCGACAAGTGTCAAGAGAACGTATCTTCGTCTATGAAGCCTAACTAGCTAGCTTAAACGCGTGCAAAGATACACTCTTCCGTGGTAGGGTAGACACATGAGGAAGATTCGAAAGATCAACTGGACTCCTGAGGCTAAAATGGAGAAGAAGATCACGCCGCCGCATCCCCTCGTTCCTGAGCGGCCCCTCGATGAATACATCAACTACGAATCTCTGAAGGCAGGTATGAACATTGGAGCGCTGTGGTTCACCCACTGTCGCCTCTCTGAAGATAAGAGGTACGTGAACGCAGGCTACATGCCTCATGAGTTTCCGTACGTCGTCTACTCAGCCTTCGACAAACCGACGTTTCCTCCACAAACACCTGCCATCTACATGGGAACGGTGCGGGTTGAGGAGGAATCCCGTAACGGCAACCTCACTCGCGTTCTTCGCCACTCCTTCCTCATCGGTGGAAAGCGATATATCACCTATGACATCGGCAAATGCTTCTATCCGGCATGAGGCGGTTTCGCAGGTGGCTTCGCTTCCTCTTCGGAAATCTGAAGCGGTGGCACAAGCCTTTCATGCGTCAGTGGCCCGTGTACGAGGGGGGTGAACTTGTGGAGTGTAACGGCAAGATGTATGTAATACTCCATCCTTCACTTAGGATTGATGGGCGACCGGCGGGCGGGTTAGGTGGACCCGCATGCTACCTTGCACTCAACTCGTTCGGCGTGATGGAATCGATCAACAACTGGGAAACTCGGGGGCTTCAGTGATCGCAGAGATAACGTTCTTGGCTTCCCTCGCAACTGCGACGGTCGCCTACGCATTGCATCGGAGGGCCTCGGCAGGCCAACCACATGCTCCACAGCTGGAATTGGTTCCCGAGATTGAAGTGGAAGTTATGACGGAGCGCAAGATGGGTGAGGTGCTTATGTATCCATTTGGGCCCCATGTATGTTTCCACGATTGCTACGCAGTGATCGTTCTGGAGGATGTAAGTGGTGGTTTCTACCGCGTGCGCACCTTCCACGAGGCGCCTAAGGAACTAGTTCTCCACACCTCACAACTCTACACGAAGTCGGAAATAGAGCGCAGGTCCCGATTAGTTATCGGAGCATGATATTAATTGTAATACAATCCTTCTTAGTTGCAGCGATTGCTTACGCGATCTTTGCTCTTCCCGCAGTCTTTCTTATTAAGGAGCCCCACATCTCAAAGATAGGCAAGAAAAGAAAATGATTTAGATACGTGCCAGAGACTGTTCGCTGGCTAGTGTCACCAGACGCAAATAGAAGGGAGCTGAACTTCCCACTGGTTTCTGTTCCCCGGAGATTAAAGGGGAGGCAACCTGATATGCCACAAAGACGTGCAAGTCGTCGCATCAGGAAGCGTTCCACCACGCTGAAAAGTTGAGCCGTCAATGGTCACAGGTGGATAAGCTGCACTCCGTGGAAATGGCCACCACCGAGTGCAGTGATCTTTTTGAGAGAGAGAAGTGTAAAGGTTTGCATCAAGTATTGTATATTAGAAAAGTTCCACATATGTGGATCCATTAACAAACCCGCAAGGAGTTATCATGAACATCAAGAACATCATCATCGCAACTGTCCTCACCACCTCCCTCGCCCATGCAGATGTTTACGTGCACGGCAAGGGAACCAACACATACCAGCGCGGTCTCACGCAGGATTACGGTTACTGGGGTGGTTACGCAGCCACCAACGTTTCCGGCACGAAGTATGCTTGGAATTGGGACGGCGATAGCGAAGTAATCACCAACAACGCAGTAGTTTCTGCTTATAATTCTGCGCTCCCTGCCAAATCTGTGGTTCGTTGTCACAGTGCCGGCTGCCTCATCACGGCTCGCGCACTTTATCTCTACGGAACTGGTAAGTTCTCTCGAGTTGTTGCAGGTGCATCAGCAGAGGGTGGCAGTGAGCTCGCATCGATCGGTTCTCTCGGTGGAGCAATTGGTGGCCTCAACAACTCTCTCCGCCCGAATGTGGCTCGTTCCTTCACACACAACACCACAGTTGCAACATACCATGGAGGTGGCTCGAGCTCTGAGGCGGTTCCAACTTGGGGCCTGCTACTCAGTCCTGTAACATCCGCAACCCTTCCGGGTGAAGATGATGGCGCAGTTGCATACCACTCCACCCTCGGTAAGGCAACCACTGGAACCTGGTGCGATACTGATTCTGTCTGGTACAATCCTGCAACATACGGTTGTACAGCATGGAACAAGGGCACGCAGTACAGTGGCCACGTTGTTAGGGAAGTTCAATATTGGGGACACTCGCCCTCTGCAGCTTTTGCTGCTCGTGGATGGTAAGACATGGTAACATTCAATCTCTTCATGCTGGGAATCGCTAACATCTTCGCATCGATCTTGATGGGAGCGATATTTAATCCCCGTGAAGCTGGTTGAAGGGTTAGATTACGAGTGGGATGAGGAGGGGAACCTGGTGTTCTCCTCCTCGTTTCTTTTGGCCCGAGGAAATTGTTGCAAAAATGGTTGCAGGAATTGCCCCTACGGGTTTAAAAGATATAATTACACGCATGACGAAGTTAACGGAAGAAGAGATCCAAGCGATCCGTGAGGCTAATGATGCTCACTACGTCTCGATACCCGGTGCGCGGAATTGTGTTTCGCACAGGCTGAGGGTTGATACCTTACGAAGCATGATTCAGCAAGAGATCACTGACAACTACACACACATGCTAGGTCCTATTCAGTTTGCTGAAGACTCCCTGTGGGGATTCATCCGCGAGGAGGTTGCTCTCCAGAAAGAACAGGGTCTGAAGAACCTGCACTCGAAGCACGAGCAAACAGTGGATTCGAAGCGCGTTCTGGAGATGATGGCTAAGAGCAGGGGTGTGATGCAATCGATCAAGAAGATCGATAACTCACATGAGCTCCTCGCGCTTCTCCAGGCGATTATTGATGCCTCAGGAGTTGCCGATAAAGGTACCGTGCTGAAGGCACTCACGAAGTTGCAGGGCCACGAGAAGAAGGGTTAATCATGAAGATCACAGAAGCGCAGTTACGAGAGATTATCCGAGAGGAAGTTATCAGGGAGCAACGCGAGTCAATTCGCCAAGAGATGCTCCGCGAAGGTTTGTTAGATGCGATCAAATCTGCTGTGGGTTCCGGCGATGATTCCGGTAGCAATGTGAAGGCTTCGGCAGGGTTCACAGCTATCGCGAAATTGTTCTCTGGGCTTGCAGAACGCATATCATCGGATGTTAACAAGATCCAAACTGCACTTCCTGCCTCTAAAGAGCCCACAGATGCAGTTGGAATTGCCCACGCTATTATCAACGGATTTATCTCGGGTGGCCTCGGATCCCTCGGGCAGATGAACAAAGATCTTGGACTGATCGCAAAGGCTTTCGAGGGAGCCGCAAAAACGGTGGATTCAGACCCCGAGGGAACGAAGAAGAAGCTCTGGAGTACTATCCAGAACAATCTCGGCAAGGCAACTTCTTCCGGCTGAGTGCAAATTGATCTCTCGCCGGTGTAGAATGGAACCTACAAAGCAACGGAGCGAGAGATGAGTTTTGATGATGTAATGATGGTATGCATGCTCGGCCTCGGCCTCGCTGTTTTCTACGCGGGGCTATACAAGTTCGGAGCATTCTACCACACTCACCAGATCGAAAAGTCGAAGGAAGTCTTCAAGGAAGGACTTCACAAGCCGCACTTCTTCGGAGATGGTCAATGAGTTCTGTATTTCGTCAACGCGCCATGCTCGTCGTGTTAGGCCTCGGTTTTCTCGGATTGGGATCCAGCGATCCTGAAAAGCGAGAACTGGCGATCCAGATGGTATCGTTCTTCGCTGTTACATTACATGTGATTCCGTGAGGTGTAAAATCTCTTAAACGTAACGTATATTGTTTCTCACTTGGAGGGTTACCCAAGTAGACAAAGGGAGAAGACTGTAAATCTTCCGGCTCCGCCTTCGTAGGTGCAAATCCTTCACCCTCCACTCAATTTCAGGAACGTTGGCCGAGTGGCTAATGGCAGCTGTTTACTAAACAGCCGTGGATAAAACCACCGCAGGTTCGAATCCTGCACGTTCCGCGAAAGAAAGATATCAATGCTGATAGGAATCCTCTTCTACACAACGTACATGCTCGTGGCCGCCTGCACCGCATGGGCATCTCAGGCGGTTTTTGGAGCACACATATCTGCACATCCAAAAACACGAGATCTTGGGTTAGAATGGATCTCATGGCCGCTCGGCGTTCTCTCTGGTATTACGTGGCCTATCACTATTCCCGTTGCAATCATCATCGCAGGAGTTATGAAGTGAAAGAATCTAGAGTTCCAAAGGAATCGATCATGAAAGAAGATCGAGAAGAAGCTGCTCGTTTTTATTTTCATTCCCTCACGGGACTGCAAAATGACTGGGTCGAAAAGGGTGTCTGTGAAGAGAGCATGGATCCTGATACAGTTGCTCTGGCGGGGATCATCTCAAAGGTTAGGAGACATGCTTATCGTGAGGGATTTCTTGCAGGTACTGCTGCTCTCGTGAAAACAACTGAGAAGCTTAAAAAGAGATAGATCAATGAGCAAACCATTGGATCATTGGGCCTGGGTACGAACGAGCAAAGGAAAGAGCCTACACTGTGTCCCAGACGTTCTCAGCGAGACAGGATCGTGGACTGATTCATTCGTCGAAGATCCTGGGATGGAAGCTGTCGCGGTATGTGGTCGTTCAACCAGATTCTACGCTCCCGGCATCTTCACACGGATGTATGCACCTCGGTGTGGTTCATGCTGCGACGCTCTCGGTCTGCAACATGGCTACGGGACTCCGCGAAATGAGAAGCACGTATAATTATGGGAGAGGTGCACAATGAAGATGGAAGAAGCTCCTACAAGGCTAGTTGAATCTGTTGCGGAAGGCATGTGGTGCCTTATCCGGGATGTCTGGGAACATGATTGGGCATGGTGTATTAAGAATGATCCTATCACTGCTGATGAACTTCGCTATCGGGCCCGCTGCGCAATCGTGAGAGCAGCAGTACCTGCGCCAGGTGATCAGCCTGCGCGTCTTGATCTCACCTTTAAAAAGGTATTTGTGGAGGGATTGTAATGGATCGATCATCGCTAGCATTGTGGATTGTGGCAGCATTGGCGCTTGTTGTTCGATACGTTTATCACGTGCGAGAGTGAAAAGTTACTCGATTGCGGTATAGAGTTTATTCATGCCGATCATCATCGTAGTAATTCTCGCGCTAGCAATCTCATACTTTTTTCCGAGCATTGCAAATGCTCTTGTGTGGATTCTCACGCTAGCTTTCATTATTCCTTTTTTCACTTTTGTTGGAGGAACTTTTGCTTGGGCCCTCGCAAATATTATCACAGGCGCATCTTTCTGGGGTTGGGCAGGCTGGTGGAGCTTCTGTACTTTTGTCGGACTTCCTACGGGAATTTTGGCTGCCTTCTGGGTACACGCTGACTAACAGATGATCATCTACGCACGTGAACTCAAACCTGGGGACATGTTCCTTGTGGATCCTATCGGGATCCCTCCTCTCAACCGCGAGAACACGAAGCTCGATCTCTACTTCGTGATCGATGTTCGGCAGGAGGGGAGGATCGCGGATGCATGGTACCACTTCAAGATCCTCCGCATGGATCACGATGGATCACCGATGATCTTGGATTTAACCGCGGGCAGAGGCGAGGTCTTCACGAAGACTGCCACCCCTCTCCGATTCCAGGAGATGGGCCTGCACCTATCAGACCCCGTCCCAGAATATTCTATTTAATTCGTGCGAGGTTTCCACCATCCCGCCTCAAAGTTAATTCTGTAAGATCGTATATGATCTCTCCCGGTGCAAAGTTGGGGAGGGATGTTATATCCTGTAGTTGTTCAACCAACAACGCAATGAGGTTACCGTGATCCGCGAATGCATCCACTGTGAAGGCACTTTCGATACCGATTCTCCTGCGAAGAAGCGCGCAGGCGGCCGCATCAACGAGTGCCCCGAGTGCACCGGCGAGGATGTTCCTCGGTACCTCGGTGTTGCCTCGGGTGATGGCAAGATGGCCTCCATCTCGATCCTGGCGTTCAGTAACAAGGCAGATCGCGAGCAGTACAAATCTTTCTGGCAGAACAACTCCGGCCTCCACAAGGGCAAGGAGTGCCAGCTCGGTTCTCACACCTCTGTCAATCCTGGTATTAAGTTCCGCACCGTTACACAATCGGGCGCCATGAATCACAAGGGCCGCCTATAGTTATGGCATGCCCATAAAGATCAAAAAGAGTTCTAAGTACTCAGGCACAACCATCAAGACTCGGGCTTCTGCTTTGGGTGTTGGTGGTTTCATTTTAATGCTTGCATGCTCATCCGATAGGTACCTCGAACCTGTTGAGATTAATGCGTCAGGCACAGGCTTTCAGCTCTCCAAGTCCCACAGGCCCTTCGAAGTGTGGGGATTCAACTATTTCAGACGCCCGAGTACGTCTGATTCAACAGAGTTAATCCTCGAAGAATATTGGAACGATTACGCGCTGGTCCTCAACGATCTCTTAGAAATTAAGGATCTCGGCGCGAACACAGTTCGAATCCACTTGCAGTTCGGGAAGTTCTTTCCGAACAGTAATTTGGTTCCCGATTCAGCACAGCTGGGACACCTGCTCCAGTTTGTTACGATGGCAGAGAACGTTGGTCTCTACGTGCAGATCACAGGCCTCGGATGCTACTACACCTCGGTGAATCCCGCCTGGTACATGTCGCTTGGTGAGGATGATAGACTCACCGCACAGGAAACTTTCTGGGACACGATATCGTCCACCCTCAAGGGCAGGAACGCAGTTTTCGCATATGATCTAATCAATGAGCCTACGATACCGAATGAGGGAGAAACTCGCACCAACTGGCTCACTGATAGCAATTTTGGAGGATCTTACTACGTGCAGTACCTCGCTCTCTCGAGGAACGGTAGAACGCCCACGCAGATCTCCAAGGCATTCTTCGATCGAATGGCGGCTGCAATCCGCCAGCACGATCAGAAAACCCTCATTACGACAGGCATTATACCGATCACCAAGGGATGGTTCTATGGAGGCGGAACGGATGCGAGTCTCGACTTCGCAGATTTCCACTACTACCCGACATCCGGAGGAATGGAGAGCGAGATCGCTGAGCTGAACTCCCTCCGGACAACTTACGGCAAGCCCGTGAGTGTAGGAGAAACATCGAATCTGTTTGTGGGTGGACCGCAACTAGAGTACTTCATCGATAGCACTGCGGCAGCCACAAACGGGTACTTTGCTCACTACTGGGGGTGGCGGCCCGAGGAATACGAAGGAGTGCCTGGTATCATACCTGCGATTGTGAAGCAACTCCTCTACGGATGGAGATCTTGGGGGCCTCGATTCCGTGCTCCCGCTGGAAACGAATTAAAGTATTTTTCAGCCGGGAAGTTCATGTAGAGCAATCGTGCAAAGTTTCACCTCCGCGATTTACAATGGAGGTGATGAAACACTTCAACATCGATGCGTACACGCCCACGTATGATCCACCCTTCAAGCTTCCGAAGCGGGCAACGAAGACAGATAAGCTCAATCACGCTCGGGCATCACGAGTTCATACTGCCGGTCCATCGTATCGCAGTACGATTCGCGCGCCTGGCGCGGATCCGAAGAAGGTACTCGATTGGCGAACCCTCGAGCGCAGATCCTCTCAGTTGTGGGCGCAGTGGCTCGATGCGAACAACAAGTTCTGGGATGCGATTCGTTCCGCTCGGCGTGAGCGCGGTCTCGCACGAAACCAGGATCTCTACATCTTCGTGGAGCCTCAGTGGGTGCTGCAGTGCCACGAGGATGGATTCTCCCACCAGGATGCAGTGTACATCACCAATGAACTCTTAGCAGGGAAACGGAATCACCAAGAATTTATGGTGATGCGGCTAGAAGAAGGCGGCAGAGAGATCGGCATCCTCAACCGCAAGGCCAACTTCCTGCAGAAGTGCGCAGGAGTTTACGAGCGAATTCTAGAGCGTGCCCTTCGAGATCGCCTCCAGCTGTACCTCGATTCCATTCGGGATGTGCAGGCATCCCGCTCTTACTTTCCTCCTCAGATCTACATCATCGAGAACGAAGGGCGCGCTCGTGTTGCCCACTCCGATTCACTCGGGAGGCTCACGTGGATGAACGGAGATGTATTGTGCACCTCGAAGGGTGTAGGATGTGAAGCATGAAGAAACAGAAGCTGGTTCGCAACGTTGCCCGGTGTGCCAAGTGCAACGCTGTGATCGAATCTCGTTACACACACGAGTTCGTGTGGTGTGAGTGCAAGGCCATTTTCACCGATGGCGGTACGGATTACATCCGGAGAGGCGGCGAGCTCGAGGCCCTCATCGATCTCAGTGAGTTCGTGGAGGTGGAGGCTTGAACTTGGAATCTCTGAGGAGTAACTGGCTCACAGAAGCTCTCATCGGTGGCGGCATCACCTCGCATCAGGTAGAAGTGTTCAATGCTGCATGGGATCACGGAGGTTACATTGCCGGTGGTTTCGGGCGGATGGTTGGTGTCCTCAATGCCCGGGCGTGCGAGGGAATGGCGCTGTATCCCGCGTGGAGGGCTCGCGAAGGCTGGAGGGGTCTTGCACAATACACAGAGATGATGATGGAACCGCCCAGACCCCCGTGGGAGGGTAAGGCTTCAGGCAACTGGAAGTGGAGGGGAACCATCGGTGATATAGATCTCTTCTTTCCGAACGAGGCAGCCGCATGGGTTGCCATTAATCGAGTGAAATCACGTTTTGGAGCAGGAATCTACCACACAGCCACGAAGGCTGGTTACGCTCAGGAGCTTGTAATCGATCGGTGTCGATACCAGTTCATCACGAAGGTGAACGGAACACCCGAAGAGGTTCTCGGTTCCTTCGATCTCACCAACGCGAAGGTGGCACTCCTGCCCGATGCGATTCTCACTGCCCCCGAGTGGAGAGAGCTGGAAGAGAAACGTACCATCGGGATCGATGTGTGGAGCAAGCCCAACCTGTTGTGGCGAGTGTGGAAGTGGGCGAAGAAACACACTTACCTCAAGCTCCGCTCGAGCGATGAAGATCGCTTCGTGAATGTGGTGTTCGATGCCCTCGCAGCCACGAAGGATGGCTCTCTTAAACGGTGGGATCGCCCTGTTACGAAGCACGAGGTCCAGCGGTTCGCGAAGATGTTCATCCATTCCTTCGAACCCTCCTCAGCCCTTAAGGCCGCGATGATTCTCGATGATTACGACAGGATGAACGTGATGAGAGACGTAATGAGCAAAGGTGTCAAATGATCAATGACGATGCTGTTAACATCACAGATCTGAAGCTGTGCTACGTTTGTCCCCGTGATCGGTTCGCGTGGTTCACCTCCATTCCGCTGGAATCGCAGTGGGGTGATGATTGGAACGATGCCCCCTATGAGCACAATGCAGGGGATCCTTACAGTGAACACAAGATTGATGGGAAGTACGTGTCCCACCATCTCGTGAAGGTGGCGTGGGATGGACCCTACAGTACTCCTGCGGACCTCGCAGGAATCAATTCCTTCTGGAGCGTACAGGGCATCAACCGTGGCTGCGTTGCGTGGCTTGTTCCCGATGGCTGGGGATCAAAGGATGATGCACGACCGATTCCGGCAGGAATCTCTCTCATTGGTTTCATCGGAGCGATCGAGGGCGCAGGTGGTAACGTGTACCTTCCTCGCAACATCTCTTGCCAGATCAATGCAATCGTTCGGGATAATCACCTGATCTCCCAGGATTTTGAGGAGTCTGGCGATGAGCAACATGCAACAAATCTGGAAGCAGTTATGCTGAGCAAGAGGAAGTGAGGATAGTTATGTATTTGTGCAACACAGAAGAAGAGAATCTCAGTTCTACATCGGTGAGCTTGTTCGACCAAGTTTTGGTAACGAGTCAGTTTACTTATTTCCGTGTGATCCCACACAAACTTTGGCGGTGGGAGAAATCATTAACAAATTTGGACCTCCGTGGCCACGTAATTCTACCGGAATCGTTCTGGACTTCAGAGACGGCGGATGGGTGAGGCTGGTGGTTCCGGGAGGCGGTCTCGGCTGGATCGGTGACTGGAATATAGTTCGCGTGGAATGATACTTACCTTTAGAGGTAATATCATTCATGAAGATAGGTTCTCTCGTGACATCAAATGAAATTGTTTACCTCGATCCACCTGAAATGGTCGTAGGAGAGGATGGAGAATCTTCGTGGAGCGAAATCTTGGAAAGAGATTTCAGAGACATTCCATTTGGTCCAAACCAAGTCGGTGTTGTAATAGACATTAGACCTACGAGTATAATGAATCACACATTTTGGATTAAGGTTCTTACTCCTCGTGGCGTTGGTGTCTGTTTTTCCGATGAATTAGATGAAATTGTATTGATGTAATCTTTCAATCTTCGATATAGAATGGTAACATGATCCCAGATTATGAGGACATCCTCTCTAGAATTCCTGAACCGCCCAAATGGTGGGATGCTCATGGAACTCCTCGATATTGTGAGTTCCATCCTACTGAAAGTTCTAATCCGTACGCTCGTGAAGTTGCTCTCTTGAGGATTGCATGTCAAGGGTGTGGACATGAATTTGATGTGGAGATGAACTGGTGGGAACATTCACGTCATTGGAACGGTGACAGACTTGATCCACTTTCTACTCCCTCGCGCTTAAAGGAATTGCACTATGGAGACCCGCCAAATATCGGCTGTTGTCTCGTGGGGCACACAATGAACTGTATAGACCTCAAGGTCCTTCAGTTTTGGGCACGCGAGCGCTCCCGATGGGAGCGGTGTCCTGAGCTGGAGATTAACCTAGAAAAATTGGAGGATTACTTTGGAGATAACATCAAATTCTAGCACAGAGGGAATCTCTGGGTCTTACGTCAAATCTAACAACTTCCACAGATTTGAGTGTTCTTGCACAAGTTTTGATCACAACATTAGATTCGAAGTGGACGAGGAGATGGGCCACATCTCTATTTCAGTGCCACTTAACCACTGGTTGCCTTGGTGGAAGCGGCTATGGCTTGCTGTAAAGTACGTATTCAAGCGTACTGAGAGATATGGTCACTACGATACAGTAATGCTCAGTCCACACGATTACGATCGTATTCGGGCGCTGCTTGATGATTCACTCGAAAAAATGAGGGCATGGTAATATGAAGTTCTATAAGCTACGTGACATGACGAACGGGAAGTACTCCTCGGGTGGAAATGAGCCTACCTGGAGTGAGGATGGAGGTAAGGTGTGGATGAAGTTGAAAGACTTAAAGGGACATCTCACCATGTGGAAGGAGAATAACAAGCAACAGATTTCACCCTTCTGGGAGGTGATCGAGATGGAGGTTACTGAAGCTCAAGCTTACCCAGCATCTGCAATTGTGGGAGAAAAGAAGAAGTGAGTTTTGTCTCCAAATTTCCAAGCCTTTACAAGGGTCCGTATCCTGAAGAGCAGGTTTCCGAATGGAAGGATATTCGTGAAGTTCAAGAAAAACAACATCCCTATGATCGGGATGTCTTCTGTCGCGAGGTACCACAATCCGACGGGAAACTAAGTCCAACTCACTTCACAGTAAAAGTACCCGCCAACACCCTTGTCATTTACTACCCCAACCCAGATGAGCACACAATCTTCTCCCACTTTCGACCTGGTGAGATGGTTCTCTACCTTGGAGAGCTACAAGGTATGCCTAATCATGGCGTTTTTGTAGACCGCGACGGACGAATTCGTGACGGATACCACTTGTGGAGTTTTCGTGTAATTCCTCACGACGAGCTGTGATACTTATGGGGCATGCGCCCTGGGGACCTCGTGCTAGTTACGCAGAGAAGAACTGGTGTTCGAGAGATTATGGTGAGCATAGATCCTTCTTGCACATTTGAGAGAATATTCTCAGGTACTTGTACTTACTCTGTATTTCTAAATCGAGATGGCAAGCTAGAGAGGCTTCTTAACGAACTACACATTTATTCTGTTATCCAAACAGTGACAAGTGACACGCAAGGTGCGTAGAATATTCAGCAGAACAAGAGGATATCACCCCCATGCCCGTAGAAAAGAAGAAGATAAAGAAGAAAGAACTGCTTAGGCGCATCGAAGACTTAGAATTTAAGCTCAGTGTATTACGAGACAGAGTGTCTAGCATTCGGGAGCAGCCCCTGCTGAACCCAGATACTCTTCTCACAAGACCTATAACTAAGTGTGGTCAGTGTGGAAATGAACCAGGCGGTGTTTGCATGAGCGTAAACTGTCCCTATGGCGTAAAAGTTACATGCTGAATCAATTAGCACCCAAAGTAGGCGAGATGATCATGGCAAAGTATGGTCACGTTCACGTGTGGGACGAGAACCTGGACGACGAGGTCGATGAATTGAACAAGGGTGAGATCATGATCGTACTTGCCATCTCTCATCCCACGAGGAAGAAGCGACTCAATCCCGATCTGTATCGCAAGGTCCTCACGCAAGGCGCTCGAGTGGGATGGGTCCACTTGGACAATTGTTCTGAGGTTGACGTAGGTCACTAATACTTAAAGACATGAAGATCCGGTTATCAGAATTAAGAAGAATTATCCGTGAGACCCTGGTTGAACAGGGTTGGGTTCCTGGACGTTGGTATCCTGGTTCGGGGGAGCCTTTGTCTGACGAAGAAGTCCATTCCATGGAGCATGGTGGCCTGGGTGTAGAATCTGAAGCGGAAGAAGAAAAAGATGCCGATGAAAATTCGGATCTCTGAGCTTCGAAAGCTAATTAGAAAAGTCTTGTCCGAAGGACCAGCTGGGCCTGCAATTACTGCAGATCCTACAGACGTGAAGGGTTTCTATCCTTACGAGATAGAACGCGGAACAGACATATTCGGATACTGGTATAAGTCTCCGGGTGACAAAGGTAGTAACGACCCCGGGCGCCCCGAAGACGCCGCCGAATATATTGGATTTAAGACAAAGGGAGCGACTCCGGAAGACGCCGCAGAGGAGGCTGCTCCCGAAGTAGAAGAAGTTCCTTCTGAACCTTCTGAAGTGTAAAGTTAGATACACATAATTTAATGTTGTGACATGCTCAACGCAAAAGACATTTCTAAACTAAAGAATTCTGTTTGGGAAGTTTTAAGATCTCCCAGAACTGTTGCTTTTCTTAAGCTGGGGGCCGCAGTAATTGGTGTAATTCACGCAATCGATGAGTTGAGGGAATCACCTGGTGCAAAGAAACAAATTGGTTTCCATCTTGATGAAGAAAATTGAACGTCTAGAAGTTATATTGTAGAATAGTTCAACATTGACCGGTAGCCAAATGGTAAGGCAGGGAGCTGTTAACTCCCCTACGTGTAGGTTCGATTCCTACCCGGTCAGCAAAGGTAAAAATGGCAAGAGTTAATAATTTTGATACCAAGGCAGAAACACCTCTACCAGAGTTACAAAAAGCTTTGGCTTCTTTGAAGCCTGGTGAAAAAGTGAAATGTCCGAGTTCGAAATTAGAAATTCTCAAGGTTCAAGAGAACATTACAAAAAGAAGACATGAGATACCAGGTGCAGATTCACACCTCGAATATATTGAAGCAATGATCATTGCAGAAGCAGAAGGCAAGTTAGAGTTTAGGAAGTAGAGATACTTCATCTTGGAAGTTTGGCCGAGTGGTTTAAGGCGTCAGTCTTGAAAACTGAAGTGGTTAATAGCCACCGCGGGTTCGAATCCCGCAGCTTCCTCTCCAATTCCCTGAAGGATTGGACACGCGTTCCTTCGTGTTAATTTCTTGTAGGTGAAAGCGATCAAGGAACAATAGATCGTGAGTAACCAATCTGGAACCGTAGCTCAGGTGGTAGAGCTGCGGACTTTTAATCCGTAGGTCGTGGGTTCGAATCCCACCGGTTCCACTATAGACTATAATAGAAACATGCCTACATACGATTACAAGTGTTTAGTTTGTGAAAAGGAATTTGAATCAGTTCAGTCAATTAAGGATGATCCTCATTCAACTTGTCCTAACTGCAAAGTTGAATGCTATAACCGCCTCATCTCAGGAGGTACTTCATTCGTCCTGAAAGGAAGCGGTTGGGCTGCAGACAATTACTCTTCTAAGAAGTCTTAGACCTTCTTGAGCTCGTCGAGGAGTGCCTGCGGAGCTCCCTTGGAGAGGTCACCGACTTTAATGCTCTTCTGTCCTGCGAAAGTGGTGAGCCCACTGTTCGTACCAGGACCCCAGATGCCGTCCACTTTCCCTTTATACAAACCAATCTTGGCAAGCTTCTGCTGAGCTGATGATAAACTATTTTTATTCCATGGTATTACAGTTGCCTGCATCTCAGGAGACCATACAGGATTTATTCCGCTGCCAAGGAGGAATAGTTCTCCCTCAGATTTTCGACGCGAATACAGCCCTGGTACTATCTCCTTCTTTCCATTGATCGTTGCTTTGCACCAGTCGAGGAGCCTCTCAGGCACTACAGCAAAGTTACTTGCATTGGTCTCGCGTGCCACGCCTGAAGTTGAGTAGACTCCGACGCCACAGTTGAAACCAAACGATATGAGAGCATCAAACATGTTCTGCGTGAGTTGAACCTTGATGTTCTTCTTGATGGAGTCTTCACACTTCTTTACCTCTTCACGAAGCAAGTCATATGCCTTGTCCTTAGTGATTGCGACTCCGTCTGGAAAATTGTCCGTCGGCTTGATGAGATATCCGATTCCAATTGTTCGGAGACCGGCAACATCCTTGTATGGGGTGAGTACACAACCTTCCCATTTCTCGATGAATTGAAGACCGTTGAGTGAAGTTACCAGTTTATCGTTCATGATCTTTAAATATCGAAAAACAAATAAATTTGTACGCTCTAGTCTTGTATTGTAGATTGATCTTGTTGTTTGGAATTTGCCAATCAACTTTGTCTTTCAACTTGTCAACCAGTGTAAAGGTCATCTCAGAGTTGTTATACTGAGACTACCAACATGGCTTCCGATAAAAAGATGTTAGCTGAGGCAGCTTCTGCTGCGATCAGGAGCAAAGACATTCGTACCTTCCTCCTCGGAGCTGTGGGTCTTCGTGCAGACGGTGTCTTCGTGTCATCGAGGAACATTCCTGCGCCTGAAGCGACTTTCGAGAGGAACCACCACGCTGAGACCCGCCTCGCTCGGAAGTTGACCCCCGGTTCCACGGTGTGGGTCGCGCGCGTGGCTCGCCGAGATGGTTCGTGGGCGATGGCGAAACCTTGCCGAGGATGTGAACGCCGTCTTCGAATCGCTGGTGTCTCTCGCATCGTCTACACCATCGGACCGAACGAGTGGGGAGTGATCTCATGCGAATCTTGATTCTTGATGATGAACGTGTTCGTCATGAACACTTTTCTGAGGTCTACCGGGATCACGATGTTGTCCACGTCGAGACTTACTCGCAGTTTGTTCATGAACTTGAGCGAGGTTCTCCGTGGGACTTGATCCACTTGGATCACGATCTGGGACCGGGAGATTCTTATTTAGATGGGTGGGGTGACATGCAGTTTTTTACAGGACTGCATGCAGCAATTCGAGTTTGCGAATTGCATGATCATCAATTGCCGATCGAAGTGATCGTTCACAGCGTGAATCCGCTGGGCGCGCAGTACATGATGGACGACTTAAGGAGCAGAAGAATTCAAGTGAAGTGGCAACCTTATACAAAAACATAGCGGAATTAATGGGACACACAACATGCAAACTATAGATCCAAATGATAAGATACCGAAGAAACCAATACTCCTGCTAGTAGGAGCAATTGTGGCAGCAGCAGTAGTTTACGTGATCATCAAGAAGAACAACTCTAACAAGTGAGAAGAAGAACATGAAGAAGAACAAGAAGAACAGCAATGACTTTGTTGGCGGTTTTGAAAATCACAATCTTCCGAGCGTAGTTGACATGGACGCACTTTCTTACTACGACGATGAACACCTCGACCGATATCACAGTCACCTACAGGCGGAACGTGAAAAGGTCGCACATGTCGGAGGAAATTCTCATGCATGGGAGGTTGAAATTTGTTATGCTCAACGCGAAATGAAGATTCGTAATGCTCGAAGGATTGCACACGAAAAGTACGTTCGAATGAACCCAGATCTCTTCCAGGACAACAGCTTCTCTTACGAATGATTTTTAACTACCCTGACAAAGGTAAACTATATGTCTTCTAAAATCGCAGCGAGCGATGCTGGTACGCTTGGCGCTTATCTAAAAGATCTTAGGTCTCATCCTCAACTTAAGCACCCAGAAGTAATTTCACTTTTTCAAGCTTACGAGGCAGGCGGCACTGCAGGCGAAAGAGCTCGAAGAAAGCTTGTTGAAAGCAATCTTCGTCTTGTAATATCGATTGCTAAGAAGCAAAAGGGGCACACTATTCCGCTGGAGGATCTCATCCAGGAAGGAAATATGGGGCTTCTTAAAGCGATCGAAAGATTTGATTACAAGAAGGGATTTCGCTTCTCGACGTACGCGACGTGGTGGATTAAGCAGGCAATTAGTCAACACGTGCTAAAGCACAAGCGAATGATTAGACTCCCTGCTCACGTCGCCGGCATCCAGCGTAAGCTTCTTCAAGAGACTGAAAAATTCAGAAAGATGACGGGTGAGGAACCTACCCAGGAGGAGCTCCGTACGCTCGTAGATGCATCTGAAACCATCATGAAGGCCACGATCGCATCGGGATACAATATCGTTTCTCTCGATCAGACTTGGAGCAACGGAGGTTCACCGAGCGCTGACACCAAGACTATCGGAGAGAGCATAGAAGATTCTGATAAAAAGAAGGATCCTTTCTATAACGTTTCCTCCAAAGAGCTCATGGAAGTCGTTAGGCACGTCCTTTCAAGCCTCTCGGAGAAAGAGGCTGCAATTCTCAAGTTAAGGTTCGGTCTCTTTGATGAAGAAGAAGTCACAAGCGAAGACTATCTTCTTACAGAAGAAGAAGCTGAAGATTTGACGAATGGAATCCCACTCAAATGACACCTTCACTGCTGAATTACATAGAATTACCGATCTTGGGTCTTTTGTTAATCCAGCAATTTCGAATTCAAAGAAAAATCGATTCTTTGACAGACATCCTTGAAGATCTCGTTGAATCTCAGCAATCTTCAGCAGGAGCAGAGCAAGACTTAAATAGAAGACTTGCCGAGATACAGACAATGAGATTCTCCAGCATGGTGCACAAATGAAAAAGAGCAAAGACAACAATTCGGTTTACGCAACTGTCACTTTTGAAGAAGGCGTAAACTATAGAGAGATTGCTGAGATGATGACAGAGATTGGTTTTAAGATGAACCACTCCTCTGCTAGAAACTACGTTTTGCGTGTAATGCGAAAGTTTGCAGAAGCGCTATGCGAAAGCTGGGATTTAGATTTACCTGATCACAAGCTTGATAAGATTGTAAAATCTCCCGCCTTTCAAGCGGCAATTTGTGAAATTCTTCAAAAGCTAGACGAGAGCGGGGAATAAAATGCGACTCCAAAAGAAAAGTCTTTCTAAAATAAATCTAACAGACCTTCTAAGAAAAAAGAGATCGAACCTAGAAATTTTTCTAAAGGAGACGGGTATCTTCTCGTATGAGCTTCTTGTTTCTAGATGCGCTTCCATCGGTGTTGTACCTCCTTCAGAATCAGAGTTTCTTAAGATCAGAGGAAACAATCCAACTCCTTCTGTGTCTTCTCCTACGGAAGGAATCGTAGTTCTAGCACCGATCGAAACAGACGAACCAGAACCTTCTGAAGAAGTAGAAAATTCTTCTATCGAAGAAGAAGAAAATCATGTAATTTCTGACTCTTCTGCAAAGAAGCGCCGAAAAAATCGGCCAAAAGAATAATACACAATGCTACATTGTGTTATAGTTAGTAGCTCGATTTGAAGTAATTCTTCAAAGAGAATTAACAAGAATCGAACAAGGAGAGATGTAAATAATGACTAATTTGGCTATTGCACTGACGCTAGCATTACAGGCAGCTTTGCCTGGCATCAGGCAAGATCGGCTAAGAGTTGTGTCAGAAGACATGGTCTCGGTCGTAAATAATGAATTTTCTAGTAAAAATTTGCGAAGCAATATCGCGCAAGAGGAAGCTTTGCACATGCTTGCAGCAGTTGCTGTAGGAGAGTCTGCTCTGCGGAGAGACATTGAAAATTGCAAAGTCTCTGGTGACGGAGGTAAATCAGTAGGTCTCGGTCAAGTCATGAGGGGACCTAACTGGAAGGGTTATACCCGTAAGGAAATCTGCAGCAATAGAAAGATTCAATTGAAGCTTGCGCTTCACGTGATTGACGCATGCTGGATGAGATCTCCTGACACGGAATCTTCTTTTCGATGCTACACAACCGGCAACCCAGAGAAGAATTCTTATGCTGCAAGACACGAATATTCGATGTACAGAAAAGTGAAGCAGAAGGTCGGAAAGCACATGTTTAGTCAAAAAATTGACACATGCAATCTCGAGAGCCTCTCTACTTTCTATGTGCGTGAAATTAACACGTGCGAACTATAAAAATCTGCTTGTGAAAAGTTAATTTCCGGCTTGTTATGATCATGATCATGAAGACAATTTTCTTTATGATCATGATTTTTTCTATCAACTCACGTGCAGGTACAGCGACATGCTCTCAAATTCACAATCATGATTCTCGCATGATGTGTTTTGCGACGTCGACAGGTAACTCGTCTTACTGCGGCTTCATTAAAGATCACGACACTAGAATCAAGTGCTACGCCGCCTCAGGAAAATAATATGCTCCAAGAGATCGAAAGACAAGATACTAAAAAGATCATCTCTAGACTCGTCTTGCAAAAGATTTTGCAGCACGAAGTATGCAAGTTTCTCGACAAGCGGCGCTATGAAGAGCTAGGGCAATCTTTTCTCTCCAGTGAGCCTGACAGAGAGCAAAGATTCGACTTTAAGCTTCAGAAGAATGTTGCAGACAAGTACTACGCTGCCATTGCTGACTTAACAATCAAGTGGATCAGCGATGATATTGAAAATCAAGATCCTGACGGAAATGTCTGGAAGACTTGCACGCTAAAGCTCATTACTGGTATGTCTTCGCGCTGGAACTCTAACGTTTTTGAACTTGCAGAGAGAGCTGAGTGCATTGGACTTCTTTCTTCTCTCGCTTCTGAATTGTACGAACTCGCAGGACACCCGCTTCAGATTCAGGTCCTCAACAATGATCAAAGAATCGCCAGAGATCTTAAAAGAAAGTACGATGCCGCCTGCGACGAGATCTCCAGGTTCATCCGGTGGCAGGCTCCCGATCTTCGCCGAGGATTGCGACTCGGAGGCAAGGCACGCACATTCCAGCGTGAGATCTTTGCGAAGATCAAGGTTGAACCTGGACACTACGAGTTCAGCGTGAACGATGGATCCAACAAAAGCCCGAAGTACAAGAAATACTCCGTCACGATCCCGGAAAATCCCGCCTATCTCTGTGCGATCAAGCGCGTCTCGTAGTGCAAAGTCACACTCAAAGAGAATATACTGAGAGTCATGGAATCCGTCATCGACATCCTCGAATCCCTGGAATCTGACAACTCCCGCCTTTTCAAGGAAGAGGTACTCCGAAACAACGCTGGGCGGAAGCTCTTGAAGCAGGTCTTCGTCGCGGTCGGTGATCCTTACACGAACTTCTACGTCAACAAGTTCAAGGCTCCGAAACCGCTCCTACAGGCTACGACGTCGGACGACGGAGTAGTCATGGCGTTCCTCGATCTACTCTACAACGATCTTGCTACTCGCAAGCTCACGGGCAATGCTGCCAAATCTGCCGTGGAATCGTTCTTCGCTGGGCTTGATGCTCGTCAGACGAAGTGGTGCACTCGCATTCTCCTCCGCAACCTTCGAGTCGGCGCCTCCGAATCTCTCGTGGACAAGACGTGGCCCGGTGCGATCTCCAAGTTCTCTGTTCAGTTGGCGGAATCCCTCGAGGCCCATCACGAGTCCGGCAAGGGCATCGTGATCGCAGAGCCGATCGATTATCCGGTTCGAGTGGAACCCAAGCTCGACGGTCTCCGTTGCATCGCGATCAAGCGCAACGGCGAGGTCACCATGTTCACCCGCAGCGGTTCCCCAATCGAGACCCTCCCTACGATCAAGTCGGCGCTCGAGGCAGCACCTTGGGATGATTTCGTCCTCGATGGTGAAGCCATGGGACGAGATTGGAACGAGTCCGCATCTGTGGTCATGTCTCACAAGACTGCAAAAGACGATTCCGGCATGGTGTACAACGTATTCGATGCGATGGTATTCGATGATTGGCGCGATCAGGCGAACGATTCGCCTCTCGATGATCGGATCGCTCTCGCCAAGGAGCTCGTGGCCCAGGTTGCCTCGGAGCATGTGGTTCAGGTTGGTGGCATCACCGCGAAGGATCAGGATGCCCTCCTCAAAGCCTACGGCAGTGCCATCGAGAACGGTTTTGAAGGCATCATGGTGAAGAAGCTCGGATCCCCGTACATCTTCAAGCGATCCGATTCGGTAATGAAGCTGAAACCGGTAACCACATACGAAGGCGTGATTGTAGGCCACTACGAGGGCAACCGTGGTTCCAAGCGAGAAGGCCTGTGGGGCGGCTTCCTCGTTGTGATGCCTAATGGCGTTGTAACGAAGGTGGGTGGTGGGTACAACGACAAGATCCGCGCAGAGATCTCCATCGATCCCGATTCATGGATCGGCAAGATCGTGGAGGTGGAAGGTCAACCCGATCCCCTCACCGCCGATGGCCTCACGGCCGATGGCAAGGTTCGTTTCCCCGTGTTCTGTCGAGTTCGCGATCCGCGCGATGTGGATCCCAAGGTGATCGCGGCGGGAGAGGCGTACCTCAAGTGAAGAACGAGCAGGACTTCAAGGATTCCGCGCATCTACACCGGCTCCTCATGAAGCCCGAAAACGAACCTGCGAGGCGGGCGTACTCGAAGATGTACCGAGCGCTGATGACCTGCACTTCCGCGCTCGATCGAATCCGAAGGCGGGATGTGTATGGTTCCCTTCAAGTGGAGGTGGACGAGATGCGCCAGATTGCGTATGATGCATTCAGGGAAGCGTTTCCCGAGGAGGAGTGAGCATGTTACTTTCCACGATCGCAAAGAGTTCGCTTGGGTTTCTCATCACAGGTGCGTTCCTACTCACCGATCCCGACCCGAACGATTTCGAGTTTCTTCGGGCGAAGAGTTGCCCCGTAGGAACAGTGCGTGTGAAGGGTATGGCACTTCCTGCAGGATCCGATATGGTGGAGGTCCTCCAGGATTCCACCTGCTATGAGTGGATCTCCACCCAGTTCCCAGCCAGGTGTGCCAGGTTTAATCGAGAGAAATGGATCAAGGTTACCGACGGCCTTAAATCGAAGCGTCACCAGATGGACTTCTGCATGGACACGTATGAGTGGCCTAACGAGGTGGGAGCCACACCTGTGGTGTTCATCGATTGGTACTCCGCCAAGAAGACCTGCGAACTCGCCGGGAAGAGATTGTGTACAGAGGAGGAGTGGACCTTCGCCTGCGAAGGTGAGGAAGGTCTTCCTTACCCTTACGGTTACGATCGTGATGCCACAGCCTGCAACATCGATCACAAGTGGATCGCACCTGACGTTGATGCGCTACAGAATCCTTCGAAGCGCGGAGAAGAGCTCCTCAGACTATGGCAAGGAGTTCCCAGCGGAACGATGGATAGGTGCGTGAGCCCGTTTGGCGTCCACGACATGACGGGCAATGTTGATGAGTGGACTAGTTCCACAAGGAAGTCTGGGTATCGGTCGATCCTGAAGGGCGGGTACTGGTCTGTGGTGCGCAACAGGTGCAGACCGTCAACTAGAATTCATAACGAATCTTTTGCCTTCTATCAACAGGGCATGAGATGTTGCACTGATGTCAGATAGTTGGAATTTTCCTTTATATTTATAAGATGTGCAGCAGTGCAAACTTGGCACAGATTAGGTTAAGGTAAGACCATGGCTGAAGAAATCAAAAACGAAGAATCCGCACAGACTGTCGGCAGTTTCGAATCTTGCGAAACTGACTTCAACCTTGGACGGCACCTGATTAGCTTTCTGCAGGACAATCCTTTCTTTGCAGAGCTGTCCCGACACATTCAGAAGACTTCGACGAAGTCGCTTCCGACTGCAGCTGTAGCTTTCAACGAGAAGACGGATGAACTGACTCTCCTCTGGAATCCCGACTTCTTCTCGAAGCTTTCTCAGTGGGAAGTTCGCGGCGTTCTCACGCACGAATATTACCACCTCGTGTTCGGTCATCTCTATGGCCGCCGCCGTCAGCCTCCACAGCTTTGGAACATTGCTACTGATCTTGCTATCAATAGCGTGATCATGGATGCTGCAAAGCACGGAAACGGAAATCGCTTGCAAGGTGAACGACCCCTCCCGGAGTTTTGTTTGATTCCGGGTTTTAGGCCCAAGCACCCTGAAGGTCGTGAATACACGAAGGATGAAGAGCAAGCTCAAAAACTTGCTGCAATCATTGAAAAGCTTCCTCCCATGAAGGCTTCCGAGTGGTACTTCGAGAAGATCAAGGAGGAGTCTGATAAGGACAAGGCTAACGGCGGAGATGGTTTTGACGGCGAAGGCGATGGAACCGAATATGTGATCGGCACGCTCGACGAGCACGGAACGTGGCAGGAAATTCCTGACGACAAGAAGGAATACGTTCAGGGCAAGGTAAAGGCAATCGTCGAGAAGGCAGCCAAGCACGCCGACTCTCAGGCCAACGGATGGGGTAACATTCCAATCGATCTTGCAGATCAGATTCGAAAGTCTGTGACGAGTGTCATCAATTGGCGAAATGTCCTTCGTCAATTCGTCGGTTCAATCACACGCGGCGGGCGGTCCACGTCGATTAAGCGGATCAATCCGAGGTATCCGTACATTCATCCGGGCATCAAGCGTGGCTACACTGCTAAGCTTCTAATCGCAATCGATCAATCGGGATCAGTATCAAATGAAATGCTCTCTGACTTCTTTGCTGAGCTTAGCACTCTGACGAAGAAGGTCTCTATTGACATTCTTCCTTTTGATACGGTTGCCTTTGAAAAAGATCTCTACGAGTGGCGTCGTGGAACTAACCATCCTGCGAAGCGCGTCCGCGGCGGCGGAACCGACTTCAATGCACCGACGAAGTTCGCGAATGATCCGCGTAATCGAGGTCGCTGGGACGGTCTTCTCATCATGACCGACGGTGAATGTGATTCACCCGGACCTAGCAGGATCAAGCGCGGATATGTCCTGGGTAAAGGACAAAAATTGTTCTTTAATACGAATGATATTGTCATCAAGATGGACGAAGTAAACACCACGGAAGGCTCGTGGCGTTGATCAATCAGCCTCTCACTCTCGCAACTCCAAGGCCTCCCGTGGTGATGATTACCTGTCCCACGGGAGGTTCCATTCATACTGACACGGTCAAGTCTCTCTTGATGCTTCAAGCAGACATGCAAAGGAGAGGTCTTCGCCATTACTTTAACTTCTCCAAGAGTTCTTTCCTTCCGCACGGCCGCGCACAAGTGTGCGGAGCTTCTCTCGAACGAGGAAAGTACCAACAACCGTACAATACGAAGGAGATCACTCACATCTTTATGGTAGACAGTGACATCGAGTTCAAACCAGAAGATTTCTGGCGATTATGGAGTCACAATGTCGCTGTAGTTGCAGGAGCATACTGCTACTCTACAGAAGCACTTTCTTCGGAAGAAGAAAAGCGGATAGTTGCAGGTACGTGGGACATCGATTTCTTTAAGACTCATTACACTTTCCCGGCATACACACTGGGTCAAGCCAGAAATCTGGCGAATCCACTTCTCGAAGTCGACTGGCTTGGTCTTGGATTTGCTCTGGTTAGGACAGAAGTATTCTCGAAAATTGAGTACCCGTGGTTCAATTCAGAATTAATCGTAATTGACGATCTGCGCGATACAACGTCGGAGGACGTTGGATGGTGCCGAAAAGTGAAGGCAGCAGGATACAAGATTATGCTTGATCCTGCTGTCAAGGTGGGACATCAGAAGACTGTAACGATTTAAGGCAGACTTGACTTTATCGATTCAATCTCTCGCTTTAACGTCTCGTTTTCTTGCTTAAGTTGCTTCAAAGCATCTACAATGTAAGGAATGAGATCGTCTTGATATATTGTCTGAGTAACCATAGATCCGTCTTCTGCGGTTGCATCTTTGCTTCCTGAAACAAGATTTGGGAATACTTCTTGCATTTCATGTGCAATAAATCCAACTCTCGTTCCGAGCTTCTCTGGTTGGTTGACGAAGTTATTGTATTCGTACGTTACTGGGTTGAGGTTGATCAACTTTTCAAGTGATCCCGTAAGAGAAGTGACATTTTTCTTTGTCCTATAGTCCGAAAGGCTTGGATAAGAGTAAGAATAGACAGCAGCCCATGCAATATTTACTCCCCACTGCAGACCAAGAACGTATGTGTTATCAGCATTAGGTAGTATGCTGTTTGTGTAGAACACACCTCCCGGATCCATGGTTACCTTTTCTGCACCACCGATATACCAGGAGTGTCCATTTCCTGCTGCGACGCTGTAGTCCATTTTACCTGAGGACACACCGATTCCCATTACAGTTCCCACTCCGTCATCGTAGAGCCTTAACTTAGAGTTCGCACCTGCGGTGCTACTGTATGTTCCTCCTAGCGATATTGCATCAGGAGTCGATGTAGAAGCCGGGGTATTCGATCCAATCTGTAGATTTTGAAGCGGATTTGTCGTTCCAATTCCGACCTTACCGGCCACACCATTCTCTGCAGTTATGACCATTCCTACTGTCGGAGTTGAAGAGCTCCCACCAGTCAAGAATCTCAAGGATTTTCCTGATTCTGATGTGTAACAGCTCAGCTCTGTATTTCCTGAAGAAGTAACAGAAAGAGATCCCGCTCTCACAACAGGACCGCTAGGATTATATGTTGCAAAATAATAACCAGAGGTAACATTGTTGCCATCTTTTGTACCTACACCGTAGGTAAGAACAGAAGCATTATTGTTGTCCCTATAGACGGTCAAGGACGTGCCAGCCACTGCTGAAGTACCAATTCCAACGTCACCGCTTCCGCTAATATGAAACAGTGATGTTCCACCTGAGTTCTGTACGTTCACAACAGGAAGGTCTGATCCGTTTGCCACATTGTGGCGAACCAAGAGAGTTGTGTCAGATCCCGTGGAGGTTCCTTGAACGTGAAGTCTTGCCGCCGTTATCGTTGAAGTTCCTATTCCAACACCCGAGGCATTAATTCTCATTGCTTCAGTAGTATCAGCTAGCTGAAAAAGATGATTCTGTGCCTTATAAGTGTTTATTGAGGATCCATACTGCTGACCCACAATTAGAGCAGAAGCCAAATTACCAGTATAGCTGCTTGAAACATAAAGCCTTATGAGAGAAAGCCCTGAATCATTTGTTCCGATTCCGACGCCTCTGCTACCGCTAGCATATAAAATAGGAGAGCCTGAAGAGTCTTGGACATCTAGTACTCCTACGCCCGCCGCAGAATTTACTCCTGCTCGGACGACCACTGTTGGTGCTGTAGATGATGACGAACCTGAAACGTAAAGACGAGAACTATAAGAATAAGTTCCGATTCCAACATTACCGCTCGTGTCTATTCTCACTCTTTCAACGTCGCTTGTCGTATTAGTGAAGACGATTGGTCCACTATCAAGATTCTTGATGAGAAGTTGTCCTTGATACTGAGAGACAAAGGCATTTTGAGTTGCAGAACCGCCTCTATTCAGTTGCAGATATGAGCCGTCTGAGCTACCGTCGAGAACTACGTAGGAGTTACCCGTCCCATCCGCTCTAAGAGAACCGACTACGTGCAGCTTATTTACAGGATTAGAGGTTCCAACACCAACGCTTCCGGCGGAGTTTATCCTCATTAGCTCTGTACCAGACCCCCAGTTGCCGCTATACCACCTGAAGGATCCGTCTCCTTCTGATCCCACGTGCCAGTTTTGTGTGTTAGTGGAACTATCTCCAAACTGTGCATATCCATACCCGCTACCGGCCGCATGATTGAGCTTTAGTGCGGGGGAAGAGCCTCCGTAGCCTGAAGAGCCGATGTGCAGTCGAGCATCTGGGACTGCAGTTCCGATACCAACGTTCCCTCCAGAAGTAATTCTCATCTTCTCTGCATTTGCCGTCCCTAGAACGAGAGGTTCTGATTGAACTGCGAGAAGAGTCAAAGCTCCAACGCCGTTGCCGCCGTACAAGTTCATGTATGCAGTTCCTGCGTGTGAGAGCCTGATGTCCGGAATTCCGTTGCTTTTACTCACATCGAGTGCAGCTCCAGGCGATGTGTTTCCGATACCTATTTTTCCATCACGAGTAATGCGCAGTCTCTCTGTAAGTGATGTACTTGACGTGCTCGATCGAGTAGAGACAGCCAGGTCACCTGTTGTATTCCCTGAGCCATCGTAGAGCAATCCTTTTATAGCGGCGAAGCCAACAGAATTTGCGTTGTCTCCCTGATAGTTGGTGAAAAGGATGCCACCGCCCGAACCCTGCGTGTTATCGTTGTGACTTATTCGAATGAAGCTTCCCCTGTCACCCGCATCCGTTATGGCTGCAGTAGTCTGACCATTTCCGAAAACATGCAGCTTGCTCCTCACGGCCGTTGTGCCGATTCCTACGTTTTGTGAAGCATTAATTCTCATGGCTTCGACGCCGCCCGTGTCGAACGCCATATTGCTCGCCACCAGACCACCCCAGATTCTCCACATCGATTGCAGGTCATCAAGCTCGTCTCTATAGAGGCTTGACAATTCATTGGTGGACGCACCGCCTGGGGCTTCGGTATTTCCTCCCACCAAGTAAACCTTGGACCCGTAGTCTGCTCCCGCTTGCTCAAATTTTACTCTTAGATCAGCGAAGTTTGTCGTTTGGTATACGTTGAGTTTGTAAGAAGAATCGTGAGAAGTCGATCCAATTCCAACACTTCCTGTCGCATAGACAAAAGCAGATGATGGTGAAGACCAGTATTCAGGAGATGACCCGCCGCCCGAAGCAGTAGACGAAATTGTCACTGAACCATTTGAACCTGTCGTGATCGTGACGTTACTGCCTGCTACAAGATATGATGAACCATCAGTTAGCTTCGTAAGAGAACCACTTAGACCACTACCACTTACGAATATTATTGAGTTTCCTTGATAGTCTTTGATGTCAAGAAGCGCGCCCGTAGGTGAAGAGACGCCTGATTTATAGACTATTCCCTGATCTGTTGCTGTTGAGGATCCTGAGACTAGAAATCTTGCTGTATTTGCAACAAACCCGAGGTTCCCGCCAGCAAGAATGTTGCCGTTACTGTCGATTATTAGGCGCTGTGTAGTTCCGTCGCCTCCATAAAAAGTGTGCTGCAGAGACGTGTATGTGCTGGTTGCAACCCCAAAGACGTTTGGTTCTCCTACCTTAATTCCAAATGAAGATCCTGCATATGTTCCCGATACATGAAACAGGGCACTTGGCCTATTTGTACCTATACCTACACGCCCTCCGATCGTCGCGCGGGTGCCCGACACGAAGAGAATTGATGTTCCTGAAGAATTCTGAACATCAAGTAGACCAACATTACCCGTAGGAGAAATAACTCCTCCCTTTATTACAGCGGTAGGTTGAGATGCAGTCGAAGACCCTGAAACATAAAGGCGTCCTGTTGCTGAATTAGTACCTATTCCAACATTAGACCCGTCGTCGCTCACGATGCTGTTGCCAATCGTGCCTGCAGCAGTAAATTTAGAGACAAATCCTGAAGTTCCGCTTCCGCCCACGCCGCCGCCTGCGCCAGAAAATTGCGTCCAAGACATTGCAGTGACGTCCACAGATATTTCTCCCGTGGTCGACATTATGTAAATTTTTCCTGAATTAGTGCTGCCTTCTTCGACGTACGTAGTTGCACCGCAGCTTATTGTTCCTGATCTTGCATCAGATGCTCTAGTAAGAACATAGCTGTTCTCCGTCACTTCATAGAAGTAAATTCCATTTTCGCTCCCAGAGCTTTGATCTTTTAGGAGGACTCTATCTTCGTCTGAGAGCGTCACGTCGTCTATAACAAGTGGAGTCGAACCCGCGAGGGCGACGCTGGTGGTCGAAGCAGCTCTTACAGACTTCTTCCAGTCTAGTGTTTCGTCAACTATAACCTCTAGCAGTTCAGTTTTTGGTTGAACTCTATAATACGAGTAGGTTTTCCTATATCTTTGAGAATCTCTAGACATTTTTCTTTTCTTTCGTCTTTAATTACACTGAAGTTATTTTGTATACACTTGCTGCGTACTGTTATAAATAAGATTCGCGGACAGAAATTTAACTATCTTTGCCGCATAGGAGAAAAAAGATTATGAAGTCATTTACAGGTTTATTCTTACTCGTTGCAGCTTTTGCTCTTGTTGGATGCGAGAAGAAGGTTGAAGTTCAGGTTGTTGATGCAGCAGTCGTAGAAGCAGTCGACGCAGGTGTTGTCGCTCCCGCTTGCTGCGAGGCTGATGGCGCGCCTGCCGTTGCTCCGCTTACTGCTCCAACTGCAGCCCCGGCTGAAACTGTCAACACTCCCGCGGCTCCGGTTGTTGTTCCGACAACGACGATCAAGAAGTGACCCACCAGGCCAGCAGTTTGAGGGAACGCCTCCGGGAGGAGTGGGATTCGATGCCCACTTGGGCCTCCAGATGACCGATAGAAAAATAATCGATTCCTTCACATTGGCATCAGGGTACGCTTTTCTGTCCAATTTCCATCCTTCAACCATATGGATAGACGGGAAGAGTTATCCCACAGTGGAACATGCCTATCAGGCTCACAAGACCCTCAATGAGGAATCTCGAGAGCTGATTCGAAAAGCCAAGGATCCTGCCATCGCCAAAAAGCTTGGGAGAGGTGTGGAGATGCGCCCTGATTGGGATTTGGTGAAGGAGGGGTTGATGCGGGACTTCATCCAAAAGAAGTTTGAATCACCGTTCCTGGCTGACCTGCTCTTGAAGACAGGCGATGCCGAATTGGTGCATAACAACAATTGGAATGATCGTGTGTGGGGCGTGTGTAGAGGTTCCGGACAGAATCTCCTCGGAAAGATCCTGATGGAGGTTCGTCAGGAGTTGAAGAACTCCTCCAGTTGATCGTGCATCTTCTCAGCCTCATCGTATCCCGCCTTAAGTAAGACCTGTACATAAGGTTGAAATATCAAAAGAAAAGAAAGCGAAGATATCCAGTTAGTTGGGAACAGTTCCCACGCAATTTCTTTCTGTACGCTACCAGCTAGTGCATCTAGAGAAGTCGAGGGCCTTACCACAAGAAGGTCTAGCTTTCTGTACTTTCCATATGATTCTGTGCCAAGGGTGTCGAGGAAGTCGTTGATTGCCTTTGCCTTCGCGACATCTTGCATGATTTGATTGACAGTAAGAGCTTCAAACATGCGTGACGTCTGCGTGAGCATTGTAGGCTCGCTCGTCCACTCCTGTTTCACGTCTGGTTCGGGCAGGGTAAGCACCAGAATTTTTACTCGAGGATCACTTGACGTGTCTGGATTTGACGATCTGTCTTCATAAAAAGACATGAGAATGGGGGCTATGGGCGTATTTTCACACAAACCGCCGTCGACGTGCCATCCGCCGTCATCCAGCTGTTGCGATCTAAAGGCAATTGGTACAGCTCCTGAAGCCACGGCGTGTTCTCCACTTAATTCCTGCTTCTTTGTAATCCACGCAGGAGAATCGTACGTTTTGTTGTCCTTCGAGTCGACCCACATGTGAAGCCGCTTCGTGGTAAGTTCAGTCGTCGCGAGGACGTTTGCTGTGACAACACCCTCGTCTATATTTTTCCTATATTGTTCCAGATTAAGATTTTTATTCACAAATTCTAGCAGCGGAGAATTATCGAGTACTGAATAGAATCTTAGATGGAATATGTCACTCCATGGAACCTTTGCGACCTGTCCAAAACTTATTTTGTTCCACGGATCCACAATTGCATCAGGCAGCTTCTTTTCATCGTGAGCTGCAGCACAATAAACTAGACCATTGAGAGCCCCAATAGAAGCTCCCGAAACTGTTTCAAATTTATGCCCCCATCTCTCTGCTATGTACTTTAGGAACCCAGCCTCCCAGGCTCCTTTTACGCCTCCCCCAGAAAGAACTAATGCAAACTTCTTGTTATCTTTCATGGTGACGATCTCCGATCTTATGATTACTTATGAAAGGTAGAAAATTTGATTCAACAAACATTCAATCAAGAAAATTTTACCACTTTGTCAAAAGTATCTTAAATTAATGTAGATGTAGAAGTTAGGAGGTCAGTATGTCCAGCGATCTGAAGCAAGTCATCCTTGTGCGTCAAGATCTGAAAATGAAAAAATCCCAGGTTGCATCACTGGTTGCAAAGGCTTCTACAGAGTTTTTTCTGGTTAATGATGAATCTGAACGGGGAGATACCCTATCGGTTCGTCTCACACCAGAAGAGACTGACTGGATTAATAGCGGCTCTATCAGGGTGGTCCTCGGCGTAGGTTCTGAGACAACTCTTAAAAGTCTTACTTTTAAAGCCGAACTTGCAGGACTTCAATGCTACCCCGTGGAAGGAAAAATGTTTGGAGAAGAAGGCTATGCAGAGACGCTTTGCGTGGCAATTGGACCCGACGAATCGCGAAAGATCGATGAGATAACTCGTAACTTAAAGTTGTTGTAAAGTTAGCTCAGTATAGGGTAAGTTAATATCATCAAGGCCGCTCTGGTGGAACTGGCATACACTCCGGATTCAAATCCCGGCGCCGAAAGGCATGTGGGTTCAACTCCCACG